GGGGCAGCCTCCGGCGCCCAGGGAAGGTGGGCGCCGGAAGTCTCAGCCCGTCGAGGCGGGCGGGCACTCGGGGTGTGCGTACACGGTGACGCTCAGGTCGTGGGCGCCCCAGTAGCCGCGGGCTATGCCTGCGGGGACGCGCTCGTCGTCGAGGGGCAGGGAGCAGCGGAGGCAGCGGAGGCCGTCCCGCACCGCCCGCGACAGCGCCCACACCGTCGGAACCGTGCCCGCGCTCACGGCCGCTCCCCGAGCGGGACCAGGTCGAGCGCGTAGCGGCACGGCGCGCACGCGTACAAGGTCGGGGCGCCGGCCCCGGAGCCCTGGTCCGCAGGGTCGCGGACCGGGCGTGCGGTGCGGGTGTAGCCCTGGTGCCACGCGCACCACTGGGACGCGCTGCCCGTCTCGGTGCTCTCGCGGGTCTCCACGGTCACCGCCTCTTCGGCGGGCGCGTGGCATGGTGCTGGCGCATCTCCATCTCCAGCGTCGTCGCCCGGCGGGTGTTGCCCTCCTCCTCCGCCTGGGCGCGCTGCTGGTCGAGGGCCGCGCACACGTCGCACCCCGGCGTCGGCCGGGGCGGACGTGTCGGGTCGGGCAGCGTGACGGGGGGTTCCTGGATGCTCTGCTGGGGTGGCCTTCTCACAGCTGTCCCTCCACGCACTCGGCCCTGGTGATCTGACTCACACCAGGACCGTATGGGCGGGGACCCCCGACCGCCGACCGGAATCCGGTCGGTACCGCTCAGGCCGCGAGTAGCCCCATCTCCACTGCCAAGTCCGAAGCCCGGCGCCGCCGCTCAGCCTGCGTCGACTCCACCTGTTCGAGGATGATGGCGCGCGCGTAGCCGTTGTAGCGGATCGTGTCCGGCGCCGCCCGGTGAGCCTTCTCCAGCGTCGCGATCGCGACATCCGGCTGTCCGTCGAGCTGGTAGCCGCGCGCCTCCTCGATCCGGTGCCGGGCCCGGCGAGGCCGCGACGGGATCGTGGCCTCGTCCGCGCGGGCCGCCTGCCGTACGGACTCCCCGCCCTGGTGTAGTTCCACCGCGACGGTGACGGCGTGGGCGCCCATGATGGCCTGCGAGAAGCTGGTGATGGGGTGGTAGTAGTCCGCAGGCAGGCGGGCCGCCATGGCCCTGGCCTTGTCCCAGTGCCCCCACGCAACGCCCGTATCGCGGCGTCGGGCCGCGGTGTAGCCCAGCTCGAACTGCAACGCGCCAGCGATCGCGAGCACGTCATCGTCGGCGTCGGGCAGGAGCGGCTCCAGGAAGCGGAGTGCCTCCAGGTTGATGGCGTCGGCGGCGTCGAAGTGGTGGCGGCCGGAGTCGCGGTGCGCCTGCGCCAGCAGCCAGGCGGCGACACCGATGGCGTGCGGGTCCGTGGAGTCCTGGGCTGCGACCATGCCGCGCTCCGCGACCCGCCACAGCAGGGCGCTGTCGGGCTGGTACGCGATGAAGAACTGCGACAGCGAGTACGTCTGCGCGAGGAGGGCCTGCGCCCGCCGGCGCTCGTTGCCGGTGTCGGCGTGCCGGACGAGGGCTTGGGCGTCGCGGACGAGACCGGGCAGCAGCTTCCCGATAGCTTCGCGGTGGTTCTTCGCCCCATGTCGTGCCTTCCATGCGGCGTGCAGCCGGGCTTCGAGGTGGGCGACGGGCGGGGGCTCGACGGTCCCGGACAGCTGGAAGGAGTCGATCGCGGCCTTCACCTCGGCGAGGCGGGGGTGGCCGGGACCGATGAAGAGGTCAACGTGCATGTCGGTACGGCCTGTCAGGTCGGCAAGGTCACGGACGCGGAGGGCCTCGGCGATCAACATCACCCGTTCGAGGTCGGGGGCTTTCTGCTGCCCGTTCTCAATCTTGCGGAGGGTGTGTGGTGAGACGCCGATCAGGTCGGCGAGTTGCGCCTGAGTCATTCCCCGGCGCTCGCGAAGGATCTGCACCCGCTGGCCGAAGCGCAGTGGGTCGGCGTACGGGTCCGGGGTAGCATCGGAATGCGACATGGCCTTGCCCCTCTCTGAACAGCTCGACACTGTCAGGGTATGGGCAAGGCCGTTTCCATGTGCCCGGTCTGTGTCCCTCTGCGGACATGACGAAAGCGGCCCCGCTCTCCCAGAGGAGAGCGGGGCCGCGTCAGGCGCCGGTCCGGTTGTACTCGTCGACGAGCGGGTGGGCTGGTTCGGGCTCGATGCCGGCGCGGTGCATCTGCCGCGACCACCGGTCGGTCGTCCAGGCGAACGCGCGCACCACCCGTTCGAGGCGGGCCATCGATCCGCGCAGTTGCCCGTTCTCCTCGTCGACCCGCTTCACCGTGGCCTCCAGTACGGCGAGGGAAGCCTGCTGCTGCGCGGGCGCGGCGTTGGCGCGGGCTGCTGCCTCTGTCGCTGCGGCGGTCGCCCTGGCGGCGTCGCGGGTGGCGCGGGCGACGAACCAGCCGCCGCCGCCGAGGACGCTCCCGGCCGCGGCTATGAGCCCCGCCCATTCGCCGACGTTCATCCGGCCTCGCCTTTCCGGGCAGGCCTCGGCGCTGGGGGGACCGAATGCTCGGGCACCCAGGCCGCCCACATGATGACCCCGATGTGCGAGGTCGCGTACCAGACGGCGACGAACCCGCCGCGCGAGTAGTCGCCGTTGAAGACGGCGACGGTGTAGGCGAACGCCCACACGGTGGGGGGAATGAGTGCGGCGAGGAAGCCGAAGCCGTCCCGGCCCACCCGGAGGAAGGCTGAGACTCCGGTGACCAGGCCGCACACGATCCACAGCCATGCCCAGTGGCGGAGGCCGCAGAACTGGGTGAGGAACTCCAGGCCCGTGGCGGGCGGCGGGTCGACGAGGAAGCTCGCGCCCCAGCAGGTCTTGCCCACACCGAGGATGAGGAGGAAGGTGCCGCGGCGGCCCAGTGTCCCGGTGAGCCGCCGGGCCGCCGCGCGCATCACACGCCCTTGGCGAGGGACGCCGAGTTGACGACGTCACGCCAGCGGGCGACGAGTCCCTTCACGAGGGCGAGTACCGCGCCGACCCCGCCGGCCCCGGCGGCGTACCACATGGAGCCGTCGAGGGGCTGGGTGACGACGACGCCCGCGATGAACGACTGGAGGAACGTGGACAGGACACGCTCCAGCAGATCGCGGCCGTACGTGCCTGCGGTCTTGATCACGGTCTGGGTGGTGGGGAACGAGGGCATGCCGCTACCTCACTTCTTGGGGAGCTTCAGGGTTTGGCCCGGCGTGATGTCGTCCGGGTTGGCCAGGGCATTGAGGGTGGCGATCTCCCGCCACCGGTTGCCGTCGCCGAGCGTGCTCGCGGCGATCGACCACAGGGTGTCGCCAGCGCGCACGGTGTAGTTGATGGTCGGGGCGAGCCGGTCGTGGATGCGGCCGCGCATCGACGCCATGGTGAAGCCGCGGGGGTCGACCTTGCCGGGCTGCCACTCCAGGTGGCCGATGACGCTGCGCTCGGTCCAGCCGTGGTGGCGGCAGATCGCAGCCGACACTCGCTCGATGGCCTCCAGCTGCGCCGGCGGCCAGGGGTCTTCGCCGTCGCCGAGGTTCTCGCACTCGAAGCCGTAGAAGTACCGGTTGCCGTCGGTGTCCGCCTCGTTGTCCGCGGGCAGCGCCGTCTCCTCGATGACCGCCCGGAGCACGTCGCCGTCGCCGGACCCGGCGTGGTTGGCGCGGCCGTAGCCGACGAGGTGCACACGGCCGTCCTTGGTGATGACACCGTGGCAGAGCGGTCCGGGCAGCGAGGTGTAGCCGTCGCGGCAGATCGCCACGGTCCGGGCGCTTCCCTCGGTCACGGTGTGGTGGATCATCACGCCGTGGACGGGGCCCCACGGTCCCCTGTGGTTGCGGTTGTGGTCCTCCCAGTCGCCAACCTCGACGACCGTCACGCCTTCGGCGCGCAGCACTGCGGCGAACCGTGCGGCAGACATGGGTGTAGCCATGGGCTCTCCAGGGATGAGAGAAGCCCCGGCCTGGCGGGCTCGGGGCGGTATGGGCGGGTGGCGGTCAGCCGATGCGCATGTAGACCATGCGGGTCTGGTTGCCGCCGCGGAGGATGGTCTGGTTGGCGTGCGAGACGGCCTGCGCGAACTGCAACGTCACGCTGCTGGTGGTGCCGTCGGTGGTGAACGTCCCGACGTCGTAGGCGCTGTGAAAGTTCGCCGGCGGTGAGGCCGCGTCGGAGCCGCCCGCCAGACGGCCGGTCGTATTGGCCGGGCGCCGGAAGTTCACGGACTGCGGGGTGTTCGCGGTGCCGCTCGCGCCGGGGCTGGAGATGGACTGCGTGAACGAGCAGAACGTCGCCCCGGCGGCGAGCCAGCTCCAGCGGAAGCCGGAGTTGATCGTCGCCGAGTAGGAGATCCACAGCCAGTACAGGTAGGTCGAGTTCGGCTCCGGGGTGAACGCGATCTCGCTGTTGATGACCGTGGTCGAGGACGTGATGGTCTGGTCGTTCTCCTGCTGGACCAGCCGGGGGTGCCGGGCGTTGGCGGCGTCCGCGGTCATGACCTGACCCGCGAACCACTGGGGAATCGACATGGCTCGGGTCCTCCTACAGGGCGGCGGGCGCGGGCCGGGCGAGCGAGACCGGGGCGCCCGCGTCGTGGCTCTTGACGACGGTGTTGATGCTGCGCTGCACGGTCATCACCTGGGGGAACACCTCGACGTCGTCGAAGCTGAAGACGACCGGAAGGGTGTTCGTGTTGGTGGTCGGGATGAACGAGCCGCAGCCGACGGCCCCGGAGGTGAGGCTGGTGTCAGTGGCGGACACCTCCCAGTCCTCTGGCTCCACGCCACCCAGTGGCCAGGCTTTCGCCCGCACGGTGGTGCCCTCGATCTGGAGGCGTACCCGGTACGTGGCCCCGGCTGTGAACGGCAGCGTGTGCGGGGCGGTCGCGAGGAGCGTCTCGGCGGGCAGCCTCTTGCGGAGGGTCAGCTGCACCGTGCTCGTGGTGGCGGCCGTCAGCCGGGCGAAGTAGTACGCCCCGGTGCCGATGTTGGCGCGGGCCAGGATGAACGCGGACAGGCCGTCGCCGGTCGGTACGACGGGGATGGTGATGCTGGCCCGCACCTCGACGTCGGCCAGCGACAGCCCGTTCAGCGACGTGTACCGGAAGACGTTCCGGGTGCCGTGCGAGTGCCTGCCCACCGACCCGTTGACGTCGTAGTCGGAGGCCGATCCGCCCGACGTGGACCAGGCCCCGCCCACCGTCGCGCTGCCCCAGCCGCTCGACGCCGACCGCCCGAACTGATCCAACGCCGACGGCGTGCACGCGGTGCAGC